GCGCAGCGAGTCGGGCTCCTCGCCGGAGAAAAACACGCACATGGCGCCGTTCGGCCATTCGAGCCGGCGCTTGGTTTGCACCCACCGCGGGCGAAAGTCGCGGCCGCCGGTGGCGAGGATGCCAGCGGGTCCCTCCAGGTTCACGTCATGCAAGTCGGCGGTGGTCGGGCCGATGAGGTGGATGCGCTTGATGCCGGCGCGCACCGCGATGTGCACGGCGGCGCTCATGGAGTGCGTCTTGCCGGCGCCGCGTCCGCCGAGGTTTAGCCAGCACCAATCGAGGTGACGTGGCGGCAACTGATCCTGCCGCGCGGAAAACACCCATTCGTCCGCCATGCCGTCGCCGAGTTGATCGGCCAGTCGCAGGCGCTCGATCGGCGACAGCCGCGCCACGGCCTCGCGCGTGTCGTGGAGGTGGTGCACCTCTTGCAGAAAGCGATCGCTCATCGTTTCTTGCGTCGCAATACCCGGTTGGCCTTGGCGTGAATCTTGTCGCGCGTTGATCGGGAGATGTTGCCGCGGTTGTATTGTTGCGTAGCGCGGGCTTTGGCGTTGGCGGCGTGGCGCCGCGTGTGCACGGGAAAGCGGCGCGAGCCGGGGAGCGCGAATTGATTGCTCCTCAGGCGGTTGCGCTTGGCCGCGGTCAGAACACCCATGACACCTACTCCTCTTTGACCACCTCGCCATCGATCTCTTTGCCGTTGACGATGAGATCGAGCGCGCGGCGAATGCGGTCGGTGGTGTTTTCCTGTTTGTCGGCGAGCGCGCGGCCGAGAACATCATCGCTGCGCTGCGGTGCGATCAGGCCGAGCATTTTCGCGCGCAACTCCATGATTTTGAGCGAGATCGCGGTAGCGTCCACGTCACCGGCGCATGCTTTCTCGTAGTGACCCTTTTGCAAGGCATCGAGGCGATCGAGTTCAAGTTGGATGGCGCGTTGGCGCATGCCGGGTGTGACCGCGCCCATACATCGGGCGAGGGCCGACTCGACCTCATCGGTGGAGCAACCGAGTTCCTCGGCGATTGCGCGCACCGAGCCGCCGGCCAGCCGGAGCCGGAACGCCTTGCGGTCACGCTCCAGGCTGGCGGTTGGATCGTTTAGGGAGATAATCTGCGCCATGCGCACCTCCCCTTCGGGTGATCCGTTTATACCCGCACAGGTGACCGATAGTCGAGCCGCCGCGGTAGCGGTGCGCCCGCTCGTGGTAGCTCGGCGCCGGTTTGCCGCCGGGGTGGTGGGCGGTGCCGGCAAGTCCGCGGCGCTCGCCGCCATGGCGGCCGAGGCGCTGCAAGAGTTCGCGATCCCCACCGGCCACGTGGCCGTGCTGGCGCAAGAAGGGGCGGTGGCTTACGCGCTGCAATGTGCGATCGGCGAGGCGATCGGCTCGACCACGCCGCCGGCCGATCTGTTTTTCCCGCACCTCGCCGGGACCGTGTTGGCGGTGGCGCATGCGCATTCCTGGCAATTGCCGCTGGTGAAGGCGCAGGATCGGCGCCGCGTCATTGAACATCACCTGACACTCATCCGCCGCGCCGCCGGCCTCGCCGGGGATGAGGCGGCCAAGTTTCTGCGCGAGCGCAAGGCCGATCTCGTGGTGGTGCTCGATCTCGATCTACGCGCGCGGCTGGCCGAGCGGCAAACCCCGGAGTTATTTGCGGAAATGATCGGCGAGGGGCACAGCTTGCCGGCGTTGTCGTTCGTGCTGGAGGCGATCGAGACCTACCGCGCGTTCAAGGCGCGCACGCGCATCGTTGACGCCGCCGATGTGTTCGCCGGCCAGCTTACGGCCGAGGCCGAGTGCCCTCTGGTGCTGATCGATGAGGCGCAAGAGGTGCCGGTGCTGGCGCGCCGGGCGGTGGCGCGGTTGTTTCCGCGGGCCGGCGTGATGCTCGCCGCCAGCGAGGCCGCGGTGCTGGCGCAATGGTTCGCCGTGCTGCCTGAGGGGGCGCGGCTCATGCTCGAATTGCCGGACGGGTTCGGGTGAAAAAGGAAAGGCGACGCGAGCGGCTCTAAGGGGGCGGGAGGGGGGAGGGGCTTGCGTCGCCGGCAAAGTCGACCACGAAACGCGGGCCTTATAGGCCGGTGAGTGTGGCGCCGTCAAGGCAATGTTGCCGGAACGCCACATTCGTTTTATGATCGGGTGACAGGCTTTCACCCGATCGGGTGCGCGCACGGGGATTAGCATGGCAGAAAATCGCATCTCGCTCGCTGCGGCTCGCGGCAATTTCCTCACATGGTGCATCACCGGCTTGCTCCCGCTCCAGGAGCTATGCAAACCGCTCTACATCGGCCAGCAACTCACCGGCGCCGAGGGCGTGCCGGGCGAGTGGTATCGTATCTATTCCACCAATGAGGCGCGCGCCAAGTTCGGGAGCGGCTCGATCCTGGCGCTCATGGCGGAACAGCATTTCAATTGCTGCGATGAACTCCCGCTTTATGTCTCGCCGATCAACGACACCGACACCGCCACCGCCGCGGTGAACACGATCACCATCACCGGCCCGGCCACCGACAACGGCGCCATTGCCATCGCGATCCTGGATGAGATTTATGCGGTCGGCGTGGTGACCGGCGCCACTGCCGACTCGATGGCTTCGGCGCTCGCCGCGCAATTGCAGAAAAACAACAACCTGCCGTTCACCGTCACGGTGGCGGCTGGCGTAATCACGCTCACGGCCAAGAACAAGGGGCCGGAGGCCAATTGGTTTGCGCCGATCCTCAGTCCGAATTTCGGTGACGCGCTCCCCGCTGGCGTCACGGTGGTGTTTGCGCAAACGACTCCCGGCGTCGGCATCATTGACATCTCCCCGGCGGTGGCCGTGATGATGTGCGCGTGGGATTGCATCGCGCTCGGCACCGAGGATGAGATTGCGGTCAACACGTTCATCCAGCTTGTGCGGCAGAATTGGCGCTGTGGTGTGCAAGGGGATTTCCGCGACGGCCACGTGTTCCACAGTCGCACCGACACCGCCGGCCAGATCGCCGCCTATGGGATGGATCGCAACAATCCCGAGGAATGCGTGATCCCGGTGCGTACCGGCTACAAGTATCCCGGCTTCATCATGGCCGCGGCCATGGCGTCACGCGTGTGCTGCACCGCTTGCTATGATCCCACGCGCCCGGTGCAGTATGATAACGGCGTGCTGTGCCTGCTGTTCGATGAACAGCAATGTACAACGATTTGGACCGCCGAGGAGAAGCGGGCATTTTATGACAGCGGTATTGTAAATTGGGACGTGGCCAACTCGCGCGGCGTGCGCAACACCTCGCTGTGGATCGAGGAGCCGTTGACCACGTACAAATACAATCCGATGACCGGCGCGCCGGATGGCGCATGGCAACGCGTCGAGTCGCGCTACGCCACCGCCAAGTTTGTGCGCGATCTCGGCTGGTGGTATCGCACCAACTACTCCTCGCATAGTCTCGTGTCGGATGGCACGCGCATCCCGCAAGGCAAACGCGCGGTGAGCCCACGCATCTTGCAAGCCTCGATCCTGGCATGGCTACGCGCCACGCAAATCGGCTGGACGGCGGAGGACCCTGGCCAGCTTGAGCGCATGGTGCGGGTGGAGCGCACGAACACGCCGAACAATTGCGATCCGAACCGCGTCAACGTTTTGATCGATCTCGATCTTGTGAATCAACTGGCGCGCATCGCAACCTCCATCGATGTCTCGCCGGAGTTTGCTTGCATCCCGCCCACCGCAATCGCGGCCTGATAGGAGTGACCCATGGCCTCGTGCATCAAATGTAAAGGGGTTTTGAATTTCGTCATTCAGGGCCGCACCATCCGCCTCCAGTCGGACGGCGACGTGACCGTGCTGGTGTCGAACGAAAACCGCACGGCGACCTATGACGGCGAGTTCACGCGGGAGGACCGCAACCCGACGATTGTCGCCACCGTGGTGGTGCCGATCGACATGTACGTGAGATATTTCCAGGAGATTTGTAACGTGCCGCTGGTGCTCGAACTCTGTGATGGCCGCACGTTTTCGACCGAGCACGCCAGCAACGTGAGTCAGGACCCTTACGACGCGAAAAACAACACGCAACCGCTCGAACTCATCACCGATGAGATCGTGGAGCTATTGCCGCAGGCGGCGTGATCTTAAGGAGGCACCATGGCGCGCGAGTATGCCACGCTCGAACTCCGCCAGGATGTGACCACCAAGGGCGGCGCTACGACACACGATATTGTCGTGTATCGCCCCACCACGCGCGAGCTAATCGACATCCTAGGCGAGCCGCGCCGGCTGGTGCCGCAAACGCAACGGTTCGTCAAACATCTGTGCCGCGCCAAGGCCAACGGCTCGGCGCCGGAGGAATTTGACGCCGATCAAATCGACACCGGCGACATCACCGATTTAAATCTCGTGCTGTCGGAGATGCTCACCGAGGCGGACGGGTTCCCCGAGCCGCCGGGCGACGGCATCAACGAGCCAATCACCTATACGCTGGTGCATCCGATCAAGCTCACCGAGCGCAGCAATAACGGCGGCTCCGATGGCATGACGATCGAGCAAATCCAATTCCAGGCGCGGCGCATGCGCGATGTTACGGATTTTCTCGACGCGCCAACCGGCCAGGATTTTCCGGCGTTCATGCGCGGCTATGGGACGTTGCTCGGCGTCAACATGCCGATGTCCGACTCGATCATCTATGCGCTCGATTTTGTCGACTACCTAGCGATCAGGCGCAAAATCATGGGAAAGCTCACGGCGCCTCGGCGGAGGTGGACGAAGCTATAACCATGATCGCGCTACAACTCCGCTGGCCACCCGGCTCGTGGGATGACATCCCGATCACCCGGCTGGTGCGCATCGTCAACGCGGCCGAGGAACTCGCCAAGAGCAAACGACTGCCGACGATCGAGTGAGTGCCCGGCATGGCTGATGTAATCTCCACCGCACTCCTCAAGACCGAGACGCAGGGCGAGGAAAAGGTCAAGGCGCTCTCCGGCGATTTCAGGGAACTCGGGGCCGCCGCCAGCAGCGTCAACAGCACAATTGCCGACACCGGCAATGCCGCCAGCAAATCATTCCAGGATGTTAGCGCCAAGGCCGGCAAGGCGCTGGAGGATATGCGCAAGTGGGCGGCGCCGGAACTCACCGAGGCCAAACCGTGGGAAGCGCCAAAAGTGGAGCGCACTACTGACACGGCAAAATCAGCGGCGGCATTAAAGGATTTTGGGATGGATGCGGCCATGGCTGGCGTTACGCTCGCCGCTGGTGCCGCCACGGTCGCGCTCGCCGGCCTTTCGGTTCAACTCAAGGTGATGAGTGATGCGGTGAGTTTCGCCGATCAGTGGGCGCAGGGCATGGTCAAATCGTTTGGCCAAGCGCAACGCGCGGGCGAGGATTTGGATTCGCAACAGAAAAAGACCTCGACCGCCACCATGCTGTTCGGCAAGCAAGCCGAGCAAGTGCAATTTCAAGTGCAGAAAGCGACCACCGATTACGCCATGGGCGCCAAGCGCACGAGCGCCGAACTCGGACGCCTCGGGCTCGATCAGGAACGCATCGGCGAGATGATGGGCCGCGGCGAGTTCACGCCTACCGGCTTGCTCAAGTATTTTGTCGGCATCAAAGAGCAATTGAATCAGGCGCTCGCTACCGCGGGCACGCCGGAGGGGATTGCCGAGGCCAAGGCGAACATCGCGAAGCTAGGGCAAGACATCGCGGTGACGTTTGGCCGGGCCATGGAACAAAAAGTAATGGAAAGCACCACGGGAACGATCGCCGCCACCGAGGCGGCGGCGGGGCGCTTTGAGTCGATGACCACGGCAACGCAAGCGGGGCTTGAGAGCGCGCAGGCGTTGAACACCGCATTCGGCGAACTCTTTGGCACGATGGGGCAACTCCGGAACATCATCGGCGAGACCGCGGCACCGGCAATCACCTCGCTGATGAATACGATTTCCGAGGGGCTGCGGACGCAGGCGCCGACCATCTCCACCGATCTCGGCAATCTCGCGGCGCAAGGGTTCAAGGCGATCGAGGATGCAATCAAGACGGTTGATCTCGGGTCCGCAGCGCAAGAGGTGTCGTCAATCCTCCGCGACCTTACCAGTGCCGTGAGCGGGCTCGGCAGTGTGCTCAAAGGGATTGCCGAGGTGATCAACACCCTCATGGCGATCGGCCAGGGGCTCACCACGGTGCAAAGCAAGATTCAAGAGTTTGGCCGGGAGTACGGGCCGGCGGGAATCTTTTCAAAAATATTTGGCGCCGAGGCGGCCAAAAAGTTCGGCATTGAACCGGGGAAAACGCTCCTCGAACGACAGGCGCAAGCCGCAGAGGATGCCAAGGCGGCGGCGGCGGCCAAAACGCAAGAGGAGATCAGCCGCAAGGCGGCGGCGGCCTCGGCGGCGAAATTGCCGGAGACTCCAGCGGTCGACATCGGCGGCATATTCCCGAGCGCGGGCGAGGTGCAAGCCGCGGCCTCGGAATTCAAGAGCAATCTCACCGCGGCGGTGGCAGCACCGGCGCCGACTGCCGCAGAGGCGGCCAAGCCTGCGGCGGCGGCGGCTGCACCGGCCGCGTTGGACATGACGGCCGCCGCGCAGCAATTCGCTGCGGCGCTCGCCGGCATCGATCTCACACCGGCGGCGACAACCATGGCGCAGGCCATTAATTCCAGCATCGATCTCACGCCGGCCGCCTCCACGCTGGCGCAGGCGATCAACAGTCAGATTGATTTTACGCAAGCCGCGGCGGGTGTGCCGGCGGCGATCACCGCCGGGCTCGATTTCACACCGGCGGCGGCCAACGTGCCGGCGACGATCAACGCCGGCATCGATTTCACAGCCGCGGCGAGCGGCGTGGCCAGCACGATCAACAGCGGGGTGAATTTCTCCGCCGCGGCGCAAGGCGCGCTCGCCACCTTGAACGGAGTGAATTGGAGCGGCGCGGCGGCGGCGGCGGGAGCAACCATCGCGGCGGCGATTCGCGGCGCCGCCTCGGGCATCAAGATCAACGTAGCGGTGCCGGGTGGCATCGGCGCCGGTGCCGGCGCCAAATCCACCGGCCGCGATGAGGCGGCGGACTAGAACCATGGCAATCGATTGCGGCGATCCCGTCTATCTCGCGGCCTCCTGGAAAGGCGTGCCATTCCACGTCGAGTCGTCGGATGACGATTTCGGCCGGCGCGGCGATCTCTACGAATATCCGTTGTCCAATGACACCGGCTACAAGGACCTCGGCCGCAAGGCGCGCAAATTCCAGGTCGAAGGCTACCTGATCGGCGCCGATCAGGTGGCGCAAACCGTCGCCATGGCGACGGCGGCGGAGTCCCCCGAGCCCGGCATGCTGATGCACCCGATGTACGGGTCACAGCTTGTCGCGTGCGTGAAGCTCACCACCTCGGCGCAGTATCGCAAGGAACGGCGTCGCACCAAGCTATCGTTCGAGTTCGTAGAAGCCAATCCGTCAATGGCGCCGTTCGTGATCGGCGCCGCGATCTCGGCGCTGTTCACCGCGGGCTCGGACGCGGTGTCGGCATCGAAACAGCGGGCGACCTGGACGCCTACGCCGGCCGTTACCGACACCACGCGCGCGATCTCCAACAATCTGGCGCGCCAGATTGAGCCGGCAATCGATGAGGACTCGTTTGATGCGATCTCCATGCTGGAGCGCGGCGATCCGTTGACGCTGTTCCCCACGGTGGAGCCGGAGCCGCTCCAGCCGCGCAATCTCGTGCTCGGCGTGCCCATGACCGTGGCGTTGCCGTCCGAGACAATGTTGCCGCTCCCGTACCCGACATTTTCCGACGCCGCGGACCCGATCGACAACGGCACTGCCACCGTGCGGCGCATCCATCTTGATGCGCTCCGCCGCCTGCGCGAGTTCAATGCCTATGTGGTCGACAGGAGCGACGGCACGCCGAGCGTGGAGTCGCTGATCGTCACCACGCGGCTCGCCATGATTCGCGACTACGCGCTCACTGCCGCGCAAACCAATTACAAAACCGCCGTTGAGGCAATGGCCGATCTCGATTTCATCATGGCGGTGTATGACGATGAGGAGCGCGTTGCCACCGAACGCTGTGATGATGTGCTGGTGAACGCGATTCGCACTGCGCGCGCCAGCGCAGCATCAACGATCCTCGGGCAGGCGCTCAATCTGCCGGCGGTGGTTGAGACCGGCGGTGCGCAAGGCATTTGGCCGTCGCTCGTGGTGGCACAGAAACTCTATGCCGATGGCCGGCGCTACGGTGACGTGGAAAATTACAACGCCAGCATGCCGCCGTTTTTCATCGGCCGCGACGTGATCGGACCAGCAGCGTGAGGCCATGGCAAACGAGGGTGCCGGCACCGCCATCGTGGAGGTAGGGGGACAGCGTTATGATCGCTTTCTCTCGCTCACGCTCACGCGCTCAAAAACCGATGCGACCTGTAGCGGCACCATCGTTCTCTCGTGGCCGGGCGCCGAGCAATTCAACGCGCAGTCGCCGCCGGCTCAGGAGTTGGTGGATGGAGCCAGGGGCACGATGATCCTTGACGGCCAGCTAGCCGCAACGTTCCGCATTGACACGCGCACCTCCAACGGCACGCCAACGTCATTCAAGCTCGATCTCTCGTTTCGCGGCCTCGCCTCATCGATCGTGGACTCGCACTCCGACCACGAGAGTGGCCAGGAAAACAAGAAAAGTCCGCCGGACATCTGCAAGAAGCTGATGGAGGGTTACGAGCCCAAGCTTGTCGACAAATCCGGCTACAGCCGGCAACTCGAACGGTTCATCATCGATGAGGGCGAGTCGGTGGAGCGCGCGATGCGTCGCGCCACGCGCGAGTTCGGGTTGAATTTTACCGAGAACGAGCAAGGTGACGTTGTGCTCCAGAAAAAGGGGGACGATGAGGGCACCGGCATGCCGCTCATGCTCGGCCGCAATTTCGTGGAGTGGAGCGTAAAGCGCGACATCTCCCCGCGCATGTCCAAGGTCAAAACCAAAGGCAACGCGGTGCCGACCGATGAAAAATACGGCAAGGATGCCGAGGAGTTGGCCGGCGAGGCGATCGATGAGTACGTAAAACACAAGCGGCTGTTGCGCATCCTGATCGACTCGGATCACGACAAAGAGACACTCAAAAAGCGCGCCATCACCGAGGCGCGGCGCCGCAAGGCGCAGGGGCTCAATGTCGAGTTGACGATGAGCACGTGGACCGATGACGGCGGCCAGCTTTGGAAAGTCGGGCGCATGCACCACGTGAGCATTCCGGTGGATCAGGTAGATGATGACCTCCAGATTTCATCGGTGACGTTCACGCTCACCGTGGATGAGCGGCGCGCCAAGGTCACGTTGGTTCCCAAGGAATCGTTCGGAGATGAGGGTGGGGCCGGCAAGGACAGCGGCAAGTCGGCCGGCGGCAAGTCGTCCAAATTCTCCGGCGGCATCAGCGGGGGCACCGCATGACAACCAACAATTGGGAGCACATGCGGTTCCTCCAGCACAAGGTGAGGAACATCCTACGCCGCGGCTACCTGCTGAAAACCTATTACGACAAGAAAATTCTCCAGGCGAGAATCAAAACCGGCGTGGAGATCGAGAACGATCGGCTCGATTGGCTCCACCCGGTGGGATTCCTCGGCCGCGTCAAGCCGGCCGATAAGGCCGAAGTCCTCACCATGGATGTCGGCGGCGATCCCTCGCGCCGCGTGATCTGTTGGGTGATCGGCGACCGCGAGCACCATCCGAAAATCGAGGAGGGCGAGTCGATCCTCTACTCGCCGGGTGACAAGAAAAAATTTGTGCGCGTCTACAAGAAGCCACAACAGGATCAAGGCGGCGGTGGCGGTGGCGGCCAGGGCCGCGAGGGTGATGGCCAGGAACAGAGCGAAAGCAAAGAGGGCATCCACACCAACGCCGATGATCTGCCAATCTCATCGCAAACCAAGGACACGTTTCAAGGCAATGCGGACAAGGGGCAAGGGTTTTCGACACAGGCAAATTTCGACATCAAGGCCGGCCAGAATACGCAATTCGAGGCGGCGAAACACGTTCGCAAGGGCACCACCTATCGCGACGGCGACACCTACACCAACGGCACCGAACACGCGACCGATCACGTCGCCGGTGGCGGGGCAACCGTAACACCGCCCGGCGCACGCGCCGGCACGGCCGGGCATCCGGACGGCTCGCAGGAGTGGGGCGCAAGCGGCCAGCCGGGCAAGGTGAGCTTGCTCGACATCGGCGCACGGGTGGCGGCGCTAGAGGAGGGCGGCGGCGGTGGCGAGCCGGGACCGCCGGGACCGCCGGGACCACCGGGGCCGCAAGGACCACAGGGGCCGGCCGGGCCGCAGGGCCTCATCGGACCGCAAGGGCCTAAGGGTGACACGGGAGCGCAGGGATTGCCCGGCGCGCAAGGGCCGCCGGGCGCCACTGGTGCCACCGGCCCACCGGGGCCAAAGGGTGACACCGGCGCCACCGGCGCCACTGGCCCGGAAGGGCCGCAGGGGCCGCAGGGTGAGCAAGGGCCGCAGGGCGCGGCCGGCACCGGCATCACCATGCGCGGCTCGGTGCCAACCGAGGCCGATCTGCCGGCGACGGCGGCACAGGGTGATGCCTTCATTGTCCAGGAGGACGATAGCCTATGGATTTACGACGGCACCGAATGGGTTTCTGGCGGCTCGATCCAAGGACCGCCGGGCGCACAAGGGCCGATCGGACCGCAGGGCAACATCGGGCCGCCGGGACCGCAAGGTGAGCCGGGGCCACAGGGGCCGCCGGGACCGGGCATCAGCGACGGCGACAAAGGTGACATCACGGTGTCGGGTGGCGGCACCGTCTGGACGATCGATCCGCAGGCGGTGACGTATCCCAAGATTCAGAACGTCACCGCCACCGATCGCATTCTCGGCCGCGCCTCGGCCGGCGCCGGCACGATCGAGGAGATCGTTTGCACGCCAGCGGCGCGTAACTTGCTGGACGACACCACCACCGCGGCGATGCGAACCACGCTAGGGCTCGGCAACGTCGACAACACCAGCGATGCCAACAAGCCGGCCTATGGTCCGTGCGGGCGGCTGATCTACGTAAGCCCCACGCAAATCAGATTCGTGCCGTACAACGGCGATCGCATCAGAGTGCAAGGTTTGTGGGTTGCTATTCCGGCGGCCGGCGTGAACATTGCCAACACAAATGTCAATGTTGGCGGCGCGGCCGGCCAGAATCTTGCGGCGAACACGGTTTATCTCGTTTGCCTCAACCAAGGTTTAACTCCCGCATTCTTTACCCTCGTCAATGGTCACGCGGCATCGCAGACGGCCGGTAACGTCGGCACCGAAATTCTCGCCGGCAATGACGGCTGGTCACTCATCGGCATGGTGCGCACCGACGCGAGCGGACAATTTGCCGCGAATGTCAGGCAGCAATTTTGCCTGTCTTGGTTCAATCGCCAAAGCCTTGCGCTCCTCGGCGCCAACACGGGCGGCGCCGGGAGTGGATCAACCGCGACGGTTGAGACCACCGCCGCGGCGCGCGTCGAATTCCTGGCGTGGGGGACCGAGGCGGTGCAGCTTGTGATAAGCGGTTTTTGCTCGAATTCGGCGCAGGTGAGCGCGGTTTATAATTTCTTTTGGCTTGATGGAGCGGCGATCAGTGCCGGTGTTGTAGCGTCGTATTTCACGCCGTTCACCGCGAATGCGTGGGGTGCGGTGAGCCTTGCCTATGCCGCCGCGTTCGCCGAGGGTTATCATTTCGCTTCACCCGCTCACGGTGTTGCCGCCGGCACCATGACGCAATACGCGGCGGTTAGCGGAATAGTGCGAGGATGACATGACAACGATGATCAACCCGTGCGCGCCGCCGCCCAAGCGATGTAAAACGCCGATCTATCCGCTGTCGCAGCCCGGCATCTCGGCGCGGCTCATCCCGACATGCGCCGTGAGCTATTGCGATCTCCTCGGGTGCGGCGATCCCAACTGGCGGGTGACGAATGCCGGGACGCTCGATCGCTCGCACTGGATCGAGGGATGGATAGCCACGCAATTGTTCACCCGCGGCGAGGTGTCGTGCCAGGAGAATCCGCTTGGCAAACGCGACGGCGGATGGTGGGCCGACTCGTTCCGCTCCGATCGATTCCGCTCGGGCTCTAAACTGTGGTCGTTGCAATGGTCGTCGGTGACGAATGACACGCTGGTCAAGGCGCGAGCCTATGCGCTGGAGGCGCTCCAATTTCTCCTCGCGTGGGGCGTGGCGTCCAGGTTAACGGTTGACGCGCTTTACATCTCGCGGTTCGTTATGCGCCTGCGCGTCACCGTAGCGATCCCCGGCGGGGCGGGGACGCCGGTGGCGCCGGCATCGTTCATGTTTCAAGGCGAGATCGTGCCGGCCAAAGGATGGTTGTGGAGCGAGTATAAGCCATGACAGTCATCACCTCGATCGATTGCGTGTTGCCGCGTCCGGACATCGCGACGCTACAGCAACAGGTCGCAACCGAACTCTCAAAGCGGTTGCTCGGCGGCGCGCCGGTGCTCCCGCTGTCCGCCGAGGACGTGCTTTCGTTCGTGATGGCCGGCACCGCCAATCTCATGCACGGATTCGTCACGCAGGCGCTACGCGAGAACGATCCGACCACCATGTGTTGCGATAATCTCGTGGTCTACGGCGCGCGGCGAGGCTACAACCTGCGCGGTGCTACCCGCTCGAAAGGCTATGTTGCGATCACCGGCACGCCTAACTCGCCGATCTCCGCCACCATTCGGTTCGTCGGCGCCGCCTCGCGTGAATACAAGCTCGATCCGGCGGTGACGTTCAATCCGACCGCGCTTGATGCGAGCGGTGGCGCCGTGCTGCGCGTGGTGGCGACGCTCCCCGGCGCCGAGTTCGATCTGCCGGCCGGCTCCTCGCTCACGGTGGCCACCACGTTCCCCGGCATTGACATTGCCGCCACGGTGGTGGGCAACGGGCTCATCGGCGGCACCAGCGATGAAACTTGCGAGATGCTGCGCGCGCGCATCATCCAGAGCGAGTCGAGCGGCGTGATCTCGACAAACGGCAAGTGGTATTTGCAACAGGCGTTGAGCTATCCCGGTGTGACGCGCGCATGCTTCGATGATTGCGAGGGGTGTTGCGATCCGTCGCATGTGCTCATCTACCCGTTTATGGAAGGCGTTTATGGTGATGCCGTTACCGCACCCTATGGCGTGCCGCCCGGCGAGGTGCTGTGCGAGATGACCGAGTGGCTGTTTGGCGTGAACCGCGGCCACGGCGAGGGGCTCGCGCCGTTCGGCGTCACCGGCCAGTTTGCCGCCGCCTTGCCCACATTTGTCACCGTCAAGGCGTATTGTTTCCAAGGGTGTCCGGCCAGTGCCGAGGATCGGATCATGACGGCACTGCGCACGCTCATCCGCGCCACCACGTGCGTGGGCTCGCGCATCTGCAAGGAACAATTGCGCGCCGCGGCTTATGCCGCCGTGGGACCGGATGCGTGTTTCTCCACCGTGGTGCTCGAATTCGATTCGAGCCTGTGGCGCCAGGATGCGGCCTATGCCTATCTCGCGTGTGGTCATTTTCTCGTGGTCAATGATGTGCAACTGATCCCGACCTATCAATGACAAGCGGACCCGACATCGCGCCGATCAAGTGCTACGAGCGTGACGCCTGTTGCGGGCCGTCGCCATGCGCGATCGATACCGACGAATTCATTTGCCAAGTGCGCTCGCTCCTCCCTGAGGGCGAGCCGTGGAACAACACGCGGCCGGCCACGCGCACACCGCCGGTAAATCAGGGGGCGATCACCATCGGATGCGCGCGCGTCGGCTGTGAGCAACTCGTGCTCGGCGGATGTTGCGCCGACATCATCCCGTGTGAGGACCTGCCGGCGGCGCCGCAGCTTGCCGTGGTCGACTCGTTCTCGGCCGTCGCCTACGGCGCCGTGGTTGCGTTGTGCAGCATGCTGCGCGAACTCGATCCATGTACCGCCGAGGAGACCGTGCGCCGGTGGGCCGCGCGGTTCGGCATCGGCCTCCCCGAGCCGTGCAGCGCGCCGTTTAGCGACAACGTGCTCGCCATCCTGGTGTGCCTGTTCGTGCGCCTGCCGCACGAGATCATCAACATGGCGCTCCTCAAGGAATTGGCGGCGGCGTTCGGCGTTGATTTTATCGTGCGCGATGCCGGCGATATGAATTGCGGGCCGCTCGGCTGGTGGACCATGGCACGCGATCGGCCGCAGTGTCCCGAGCCCGTTACCTGTCCGCCCTCACCCTCCGATAATCAGCCGCTCATGCGCATGGTGGCCTGTAGCCCGTCGCCGCCGCTGTCTTTGAATTTCATCCTATCACCCGCCGATATCCGGCTCCCCGACAACTGCAATCTGCCGCCCAATCCGGCCGTGCTCCCGCACGATCCGGAGCTATATGAGGCGTTCAAATGGCTGTTGCCGCGCATCCTGCCGCAACAAATCCTCGCCTGCGTTTACGAGCGAGACCCCGCTAATTGCATCGTGTGACTTTCCAGCTACTACCCGTTCGGGTATGGTGCGCTCACCCGTTTGGCGAGGGGCTCGCTGATGAGCGCGATTTTTCCTCCCGAGGCACAGGGCGGCGTCCCACCGGGGCCGGAGGTCTGCAACGGCTACACGCCAACGCATCCGGTGAGCGGCGGCGGCCCGTTCTACGTCGCGCACGATTGCACCACCACGCTCACCGATTGCCAGATGAACGGCATCACCAGCGAGATTCTCGCCGCCGTTGATCGCCTCGGGTTCGCCTATGACTCGATGCGGGTGACCAATCTAGCCGACGCGCTCACGGCGCTGTTCAACAATCTGTCAACCGGCAAACTCAACATCTCCGGCGGGACCATGACCGGCCCGCTCATCCTCAACGCCGATCCCACGGTGCCGCTCGGCGCCGCCACCAAGCAATATGTTGACGCGGTGAGCATCGACATTGACGCCGAACTCGCCACAAAAGTGAACAAGGCCGGTGACACGATGACCGGCCCGCTTACGTTGTCCGGACCGCCCACCGCCGCCAACCATGCCGCCACGCGCGCCTATGTCGATGCCGGCGACGCCGCTGTGCAAGCGCAAGTCACCGGCCGGGTGAACCGCGCGGGCGATACCATGACGGGCACGCTTGTGCTCGCCGGGCCGCCGGCTGCGGCGAATGACGCGGCGACAAAAGGCTACGTTGATGCGATGGCAGGTGCCGGCACCGGCATATTCCTGCCGCTGGCCGGCGGTGCGATGACCGGGCCGATGACCCTCGCCGGGCCGCCAACGGCGCCGCTCAATCCCGTGACGCTGCAATTTTTCAATGATCAGATGAGCGCGGCCGGTTTGTATCCCGACGCGCCCAACGATGGCTTTGCCTACGGGCGCCAATCGCAGGCGTGGCAAAGGGTGGTGCGGCTCGCTGGCAGCACCATGACCGGGCCACTGATTCTTTCGACGGCAACGCCGAGCGCCGCGCTTGAGGCCGCGCCCAAGGGCTACGTTGACGCGCAGGTGACAGCGCAAATCGGCAGCAAGGTGAATCGGGCCGGCGACACGATGACCGGCCCGCTCGTGTTGGCGGGTGATCCAACGGCGGCGCTCCAGGCCGCGCCGCGTCAATACGTCGACACACGGTTGATCAAAACCGGCGACACCATGACCGGGCCGCTCACCATGAACGTTGCGGCCGGCAACTTTGCGTGGAACGTCAACGCGAGCAAGGCATACGCGACTGGCAACGGGCAGGGATTGTTCACCAGCATTTTAGATGTGAAAAGCAACAACGGCACCGATGCGCACCTGCGATTCCTATCGGCAGCTAGCACCGTGAATGCGGAAATCGTCGATGTGCAATCGATCAATTCGCTGGTGTTGCGCGTCGGGGGCGGCAATACCGCAACGCTCGACTCCGTCGGTTCTTTGCGACTCTCCGGACCAGCCAATGCCGGCGGCGTTTACCTTGGCACCGGGAGCGACGCCGCCGCGATGTTCATCGAGGTGGTGGGTGGTGATTTCTATATCAAGGCGAATGCGTCCTATTATTTCCGCTACAATGCCGGCAATATCTACTGGTGGACTCCGGCCGGCGGCGGCGGCGGGAGCTATGCCTTTAGCGCCGATCCTGCCGGCAATTTCTATGTTCGATCACAAGCCTACAAACCCGGTGGCGGCCCGTGGACTGACCCGTCCGATGCGCGGATCAAGGACCGCGTTGCCGACTACACCACCGGGCTCGATGCGATCCGCGCGCTGCGGCCGGTGAGCTATCATTTTCTGCCGGCGACCGGGCGCGACACCGAGCGCCAATATATCGGGCTCGTGGCGCAAGACGCCGAGCCGGTAATGCCGGAGTGTGTGTCGCAACAAGCGGTCACGCTCGGCGATCTCCAACTTGACGACATGCGCGTGCTCGACACCGGGCCGATCGTGTTCGCACTCATCAATGCCGTGAGGGAATTGGCCGAGGCCAACGATGCGCTCGCCGCGCGCGTGGCCAAGCTTGAGGGGAGAAAACGTTGATGCCCACCACCCGCGTGATCGATCTCTCACACCACAACACGATCCCTGAGTCGCTCCTGCCGGCGCGCGATGCCGGCGTGTGGGGCATCATCCACAAGCTCACCGAGGGCACGAGTTTCGTTGACAGCAAGGTGCAATCGCGCCGCTACCTCGCCCAACAGGCCGGCATGTTGTGGGGGCTCTACCATTTCATCCGTCCCGGCAAGATCACGCAACAGGCGGAATTTTTCGTGAGCCAAGCCGAGTCGCTCGGTGTCGCCGATGACGCCACGCTCTATGTGCTCGATTATGAGGATACCGGCGTGTCGCTTGATGACGCGCTGGAGTTCATGCGCAAGGTGGAGGAGCTAACCGGCCACGTGCCAGTGCTTTACAGCGGGCATGTTCTAAAAGAGGCGCTCGGCGGCAAGCCCAACGCCGAGATCAGCGATTATCTGTTGTGGCTCGCGCAGTATTCATCCGCGCCGACAATGCCGGCCGGGTTCGATTCCTATTGGCTGTGGCAATTCACTGAAAGCGGCTCGGTAGCCGGCATCACGCCGCCGGTGGATTGCAATGCGTTCGACGGCACCGAGGATGACTTGCGCGCGTCATGGTCCGGCACCGGCGAGCCGGCGCCGGGACCGGGGCCGGAGCCCGAGGTGGCCACCGTCACCATCACGATCGCGGCGCCGCCCGGCATCAACGTGGTGGTGCGCACCGAGGAAACAGCATGAACGGCGGCCCCGTCACCGAGGGAGTGCGCGGATTTTTTGATGCGCTGAAAGCGCAACCGTTGTCGCTGGCGCTGGTGGTGATGAATCTCGGTCTACTCGGGTTCCTGTATTACACCGGCATCGAAGCGTCGAAGCAACGCAACGCCGAGATGGCGTTGATGTATCAAAACCGACTCGACGTGGCCAAGTTGCTGGCGGGTTGCTACCCGGCGGCGCCGCAGAGGGACGCACCACAATGAGCGATGATCGTTCGCAGCCGCAATCAACGGTCCAGGTGGTTGGCCGCGTCGCCGAGGATGTGGTTGGAGGTTTCAGGGGCCAGCCGCTCTTGCTCGGCATCGTGGTGCTCAATGTCGTTGGCATCGTCGCCGCGCTCTACTTTTTGAATCTCCTGGCACAGAACAATTCGACACACCTCAAACAACTGATGGAGCAAACGGCGGCACATTTCGAGGCGGTGATGAAATTGTGCACGGCGGCGCCGGGACAATATCGCTTGCAGAGTGATCCACCGAGCGGGCACCAATAGAGGGCAAAGCGATGTCCGGATGGCATCCCAATTCCAATGACGGCGGCCTGCCACCAAACCCGGCGAGCCCGAACAATCCCGCCAACGCTTTCCCGCCGGTGCACTATCCCGTCAACACGAGCGCGCTCTACTACGGCAACGGGTGCGATGTGCGCCTGCGGCCGGAGGTGGTCAACTCGCTGATCTCGGAAAATCTGGCGCTCGTTGACAAGGCCGAGGTGCACTATGATCCCGGCCGGCTCACCAATCTGTTGCTCGGCTCGGAATATCTCATCCAACGCGGGCGCACGGTTGGCGCGCTCCTCACTGCCGGGCCGAGCGCCTATGTCGGCACACTCGATCCACCGGCCACCAGCTACAACGATTTCATGTGCCTGCGCGTGGCGCCGGCCATCACCAACACCGGCCCGATAACGATCAATCTCAATGGTGTTGGCCCGGCTCCGGTGTTGCGTAATGACGGGCAACAGCTACGGGCCGAGGATTTTCCGGCGGACATCCCGCAAATCATCGTGGCGCGCGGTGGGCAGTTTTTTGTCCCTTATCTCGTGCGCTCGCAAGTGCCGATCTTGCTCATTGGCGCCGTTGACGCATGGGTGAGAACAGATGGCAACGACGATACAGGCGACGGCACCGCCAACACGCCGCAAAGGGCATTCCGCACGATCGATCGCGCGTTTCAGGTGGTGGGCGGTAAATATTTGCAGACGCCGCTATTCACGCTCAACATCAGACTCGGAATTCCCGGCACCTATGAAGCGTTTTACCTCGGTTCGTTTAGCGGCAATCTCAACATCATTGGCGACATCACCAACGCGAGCCAGTACCGCATTCGCGGATTGACGACGGGCTCCGAGCGTTACAGCGGCGGCATCTCGAACCAAGCCAACACCTCCATCCAAGGCATCACGTTCGTGATGGACTCAACGGCGCCGATACGCCATTGGGCCTTTGCGTGCACCGGCGGCGCGCAAGTCCAGCTTTGGAATTGCCGATTTGAGGTGACGATCGGAAACAATCGCGCCACGTTCATCGTGGTGAGCGCCAACGGCATCCTCACGTTCCGGGATTCCTTGGTGATCGATGGCGCGGGTGGCACCTATGAATATCTTATTTACTGTCAGGCGCAGGGCAACTTTTTCGGCGGCACTCCCGGATCGAATTTGACGTTCCTAAACACAACGGCGGCGGCGGCGAGCATTGAGGTGGATATGTTGAGCCAATTTTCCTATGTCGGCGCCACCGTTGTCACCACCAACACGCGCGGCGTTAAGTACGGCGTGACTGCCAACTCGGTGGCGTATTTCGGCGGCCAACCGATCCCCGGTGATCTGCCGGGATATCAGAACACGGGCGGACAGGTGCTTTAGTGGAGGCCGTGATGGCAGGTTTCAATTTCATCATGACGCAAATCGCCTTGATGCAACAAATCGCATCCGGCGCGCCGCTCGATCGGCCGCCGCGCGAGCCCGAGCCGGCACCGGAGCCGCCGGCCGCGCCGCCACCGGCCACCAAAGAGGAGGCCAAGAAATGATCGAGCTTGCGATTTCGATTCTGTGGCTGGCGCTCGGGGTGATCGTCTTGCTCGGCGTGGTGTGGCTGGTGCTCTACGGCATCAAGGTGTTCACGCCGATCCCGCCGCGCATTGAACAATTGGTGTGGATCGTGGCGCTGATTCTCGTGCTGATCGGCGTGTTGTCGCTCCTCGCCGGCCATGGAGGCTCGGTTCGGCCTCCTGCGCTCCTCCGGTGAGTCGCGCGTCGAACCGTTGCCGCCCTATCCGCCGCCGCCACCGCCGATTTGCGAGGGATGTTGATGGCCAAGCTTCCACTGTCACGCGCACAGGTGACCAAGGGCACGCGTTGGCTCATGGGGAATTTCGCCGACGACATTGCCAAGGCGGTCGCCGGCAAGCCCTACGGCGCCGATATTCTCTGCGCCATCGCGTGCAAGGAAACCGGGTTCATCTGGATTCCGCGCGCCGACAAGATGGAGGCGGCAACGCTGTTGCCGCTGTTGATCGGCGACGCGAGCGGCGACGTTCCCGGCCACGGGCGCAAGGCATTTCCGCGCAACACCGCAGCATTCCGCGCCGCCTACGGCAACGCGTTCACCGAAAAACTGATCATCGAGACCAACCGGGCGCGGGCGCTGCGCGGATTGTCGGCGGCGCACATCATCTACAAAGGGTTCGGAATTTTCCAGTATGATCTCCAGCACGTGCAAACCGATCGGGAATTTTTCGAGCAACGCATGTGGCACCGCATGGGGCCGTGCCTTGAGCGCGCCACGCGCGAGCTAGATCGCACATTCAGGGCGGCGGGGGGCGATACCCGCGACGCGGTGCGCCGCTACAACGGCGCCGGGACGGCGGCGCAAATCTACGCCGGGCATGTCATGGCGTTTGCCGAGATCGCGCGGCCGGTTGTCGCCTGATCACTGGCAATTGCCCGGCGTGGTGCCGGGAAATGGCTGATGGTTCTGCGGCGGGGACACTATCGCGTAGAACGAATTGCACTGCGTTCCGGTGATGAAAAAATCGCCCCTGAAGGTCGCTCCCTGCGCCGCAACCACCGACCACGTGCCAGCGTTGATGAAATAGCCGATGCTGAAAACGCCGTTAATGGTGAACGGGCAGGCGAGCATGTTTAACTTGGACATGCTATTCACATCGGCATGCACCGCGGCGTTGCCGGCGATCATCACCGGACCAACGCATGACGCAATGGAAAACTCGTTGAGCGAAACGTGCTTTTCCATGTTGCCAAAAATGATGTTGCCGTAATCAACGATCACGTGTTGCCGGCCGGCAATGCCGATGACGCCGCCGACGTGCGCCACGAGTTGCATACAGCTAAAAATTCCGATGGCGTGATCCTGGACCCATGCGAGAGTCGAGCCCGGTATAGTGCCGATGAGGCGCACCGCGGACGGGTCCTTGCAATCGCCAGAGAAGCTCGCAAAGCGGTAATAAAAAACATTGATTCCGGGATCGATGTAGTCGCCGGGCGCGAGTTGGATGTTGCAGACATCACCCGCCGGAGCATCGGCGCGACAGCGCATGAAGGCGCCTTGCGGCGTGCACGGCTGCGCCTGCGAACACGGGCCACTATCCACGCCATTCGGCGCGGCAAAGTATGAGCCCGACGCCGCCACGGCCGCCGAGGGCGCGGTCAACATCAACACTGCGAGCATCAACGTGCGGATCATTGCGCCTCCGGCTCGATCTGCACACGCGCGCCGCTGCCGCCGCGCGGGCCGGGGCGAAATTCTGCACCGCCGCAGTCGGGACAGCGGCCGGCCTGGAATGCCGCAAGGATCGGATCGGCCTCGCTCATCACACCCACACCTCCACAATCACCGGATCATCAGCCAACTGGCGCGGGAGCCGAGTGAGGCCGAACGGCAAGAGCGCGCGCACCTCGGCCAGCGTCGGCGCGGTGTACATATCATTGGTGGTGCCGATCGCGCCACCCATGAGCACCTCCGATCGCCGCGCCACGAAATGATCGGGATAGTCGCGCGGGTGGTCATAGATGGTCCAGAGGCTCAGAACGGCCGGCGCGCTCATGCCGCCACCGCGGCATCGATCAGGTGCATGGCGGCGCGCAATTGGTGCTCCAGGGCCACGATCGCATCCCGCCCCTCGATCTCGGCAATCTGGCGGAGATGCGGCAGGCCGGAATCGATCGAGGCCATGATTTCCTCCCGCGTCGCGCGCCGCCCCTCGGCGTAAAAATGGAGCGTCTCCGGCGCTCCGACCGCGAACAATACTCCGCCGCCGGGCTGGCCCACCAGCCGGTAGCTCTTGGTTATCCAGATGAGAGTCACGCCGGGATTGCGCTTAAGGCCGATCCCGGCCGGCGCCTCGGCCTCCTCGGGGATGTCTTTCTCGTTGCGCCGCATGCGCGGCCGGGTGAGGAACGGACACGCCTTGACGGCATACTCGGCACACTCGCGGTGTGATGGCGGCTCGGCGCTGATCCGGTTCACCGCGCACATCGGTCCGATCGTGAAGGCTTTGAACCGGCCGAGCGTCTGGCCGCACAGCCAACAGAGATCGGCGCGCGCGGCGCGGCCGAGCCGGCCGGGGCCGATCACGCGAAAGTCGGGCTCGCCATCCAGCCAGCCGACGAACCACGGCACCGGGTAGCCGGTGGCGCTGATCGGCAAGTGCCGCATGCGGCCGGGCAGGTGGATGGCGCGGATCGAGGCGTTGAGTTCGGGCATTTTCTCCTCCGATTTAGTCCCGGCCCAGTCCCCGGCGGTTTCGTCTTATTGTGGTATTTTGGTGTGGGCGCCTATCATCTTGTTTTTTCTTTCTTTTTTGGTCGGAGCGCGGGGATTTGAACCCCGGACCCCCAGTCCCCCAGAAGGGTTTCTTGACATCGTGAGTGGACTACTCTAGACCCGTAATGGCTCACCATGATACAAATTATACCGATGGCGTGGGGCTTACTTGAACTCAGAGCATGGGTCATTATGTATCGTTGAGGGCCAAGGCAGGTCACTAAAATTAGTCCTGACCTAGTCCTGACAAGCGGCGGCCTCGAAAAAAGACTGGGGGTTGCCGCCAACCAACTGCAACCACGACAGGAGCGAGGGGAATGCAAAAGCGTGAGAAGCGGCGCAAGCTGTTCACCGATGAATGGATCAAGGGCGAGACCGAGATCGCACAGTGGAGCGACACCAAGGCCGATGGTTTGGTGTTGCGCATCACCTCGGCCGGCGACAGCGTGCTCACCAAAACGTTCGGCCTGCGCTACTCGTGGGACGGCAAGCAACACCGCCTCCGGCTCGGCGAGTATGGCCACAAGGCGGGGCAATTGACGCTGGCCAAGGCGCGCGAGGAGGTGGGGCACTGGCGTGAGCAACTCCGCCAGCGTCGCGCGCCGCATGCGGTACACGCCGAGGAGAAGGCGAAAGCCGCGGCGGCCGCGGCGGCCGCGCTCAGGCGGCGCACGTTCAATCAAGTGGCTGATGAGTACATAGAGGAGTACGCCAAGAAACAGAAAAAATCCTGGAAAAACGATGTCGGTTATTTGAAGCGGCCACGCAAGCGGTGGGGCGATCGCGACATCACCACCATCACGCGCGAGGACGCGATCGACCTCCTCAAGTGGATGAAAAAGCAAATCCCTGTTGCCGTGGATCGTGTGCAATCCGTGTTGCACAAACTTTTTAAGTGGGCTCAGGATTCCAACGGCTACGTCACCGCCAATCCGTTCGCCGACGTTGATCACCATGGCACCGGCGGCGAGGAGCGCGAGCGTGTTTTGACCGAGGAGGAGTTGCGCATATTCTGGCGCGGCCTCGATCGCATTGATCTGCCATGCGAGCGCGCGGTGGCGCTGGCGCTCAAGATGATCCTTGTGACGGCGCGCCGGCCGGCCGAGGTGGCGAGCATGCTCAAAACCGACATCATCCAATTTAAGGGCGGTCCGGTTTATCAACTCCCCGGTGACCGCACCGGCGTCAAGGCAACGAAAAAGAAACAGAAAGCCGCGGCCTATAAGGCGGCGATGTCGGAACTCGCGATGGAGATTTACCGTGAGGCCATCCGGGACACCGCCGAGGATCAGCCGGCGGTGTTCGCGTCGCGGTTCGGTGATCGCGGCCCGATCGCGCGCCATACGCTGTCGCAGGCGTTGGCCGGACGACATGACGGCAAAACGCCGCGCGCCGGCATCATCGAATTTCTCGGCCTCGACAAGATCGCGGAGCGCAATGGCGCGGATTGGTTCACGCCGCACGATCTCCGGCGCACGGCGGCAACGCTCGTTGCCAGTGCCGTGGAGGATGACGGCGAAACGCCACGTGTGCACAAAATCCATATCCCGATTTTGCTCAACCATCATGGCGACAAGATCATGCTCCCGGCGGTGACGCAAAAGCATTACGATCACTCGGAATCGATCAACGAAAAGCGCGTGGCCGTGCGCGTGCTAGAGGAGGAAATCAGGCGCATTGTGGGCCTCGAACCAAGGCGCAAGCCTCTACGTGTCGTGAGATGAAACGCGGCGGAGCGGCCGGGTTTTTTGCCACGCCGCCACCTCATCGGCATACCAAGCGATCCGGCGCGCGCTAAGACCAACGGGCGCCGGAAATGTTTTTGCGGCCACCCACCGTTGCAACGTTTTGCGGCCAACTTGCAGAATCGCGAGCACCTCCTTCTCGCGCAACATTGGCCGTGGTGCGCTCGGTGGTGCCGGTGGTTCTGTCGGCTCCGCTCGTTTTCTCCTCGCCAGCATCACATCACCTCGCCGGGCTTGGCACCCTCGGCCGAGATGCGCCGCCACAACACCTTGACATCCTGTAGCGTGAACAGCCGATGCTTGCGCCGATTGCCAACGCCGATGAGGCGAAATGGCAACATGCCGCGATCGATGTAGCGGCGCACGGTGGGGCGTGAGAGTTGCATCGCGTTGGATAGTTCCGGCACGTTGAGATAGACGCGATCGGCGAACGCATCAACCACGCGCGGCGGCAAGTCCGCCGGGACTTGGTGCGGCCGGCGCCGCTTCATCCGCTTGTAGGTGGTCAACCGCTCCAGCCGTCCGCGCTTGCGCGCCACCAGCCGGGTGCCGCCGGTGCGCCGCTTGGGCCGCTTGCGACCATCGGCCTTGCGTGCTGTCATCACCATCTCACGCCGCTTTGATTTTCTCGGCCACTTGCCGGAAGCTTTCCAGGAATTCGCGTTGCGCGGTCACCACCGCCTCCAGGCGCGCCACTTCATCCGACAAGGCGGCGTTGCGGTTGTCGAGTTGCAGACAGCGGGCGCGGACCTGATCAAGTTCGCCGTTGAGGGCCTCAATCGTCGCCTCACGCTCGCGCGCCTCACGTTCGAGCCGCGCCACCTCCGCCACGGTTTCGCCTACATCGGCGGCCAACTCGCCGGCCTTTTCAATGAGGCCGTCAAATACCGCCCGCGCCCGCGTGTAGGTCTCCGCCGTGATGACCGTGCCGACCGTGCCCATTGCCTCCTCCATTGTCCGATGAGTGAATTGCGATAGCGGAGCCACCGCCGCACGCCGAGCACCGTCAGGACGGCCAGGGCGGCGCCTACAGCGATCGCCGCGCGGCCGAGGTAGTCCGGCTCACCCTCCGGCGTTTCGCTCACCTGCGCCCGCGCGGTGGCCTCCGGAATGGTGATTATCAGCGGGGGCGGGGGTGGCTCGGCCTCGGTGAACGCCACGGCCACCCGCAGGGCCGGAGCCCGCACCGGCGCCGCTGGCGGGTCCTCGATCTCCGGCGGCGGGGGTGGGGGCGGCGGCGGGGTGATCGGGGCCGGCGGCGGCTCGGGACTAGGCGACGGGCGCGACGCGCGGGCGGCCGTTGTCGCCACCTGGGGGGCCGCCGGCCGGCGCGAGGCGTGCCGGCGGTGGTGACGATGGCGGCGAGCCCGCGGCGCCGCGTCCGCCTCCTGCCGCGCCGTCCGGCGTGCACTGACATCGGTGGCGACTCCGGCGGCGGAGGCACCGATGCCCCACGTGCTCAACGCCAGCGGCGCGGCCAGGAGCAAG